AGTTGATATTAATACTGTATCTACTAAGTAAGTAGCTGAATAAGTTATATCTAAATAATCTCTAACAAGTTCTGAAATATCAAAATTGCAACCTGTACTTGGACTTACATTTTTTACAAGTGTATATCTTAATACTCCATTTATTATAATTGTACATTCTACAGACTGAACACCTGTTGAATCAACTTCTATAAATTTATATTGTGGGTTTCTTAATGCTATGTTTGCCATAATGTTTATTTTTCACCATATACCATTCGACTTTCTAAGTCTGATATAAATGCCTTTTTAAATTGTAATTCATATTTTTTTATTCCTGCTTCAAATGGTTTAGAAAAAAAGTATGTTGGTTTGATACCTGATAAATATATACTTCTTCTTATTAGATATTGCATTGTTTTTCTTTTAAGAAATTTACCTGTCTTTTTATCTCTGACACCATCTAAATTTTTCTTTACAGTCCATTTATTTATAGCCTTTTTTAATCCTTTAGATTTCATTGCACCAAACTTATAAGGACTATTAGGTGCTTTTTGTTCACCATAATATTTGGCTTTTGATGGTAAAGCATTAGGGTTTTTTCCTTTGACACCTTGATCTACAAATTGAGCATAATCTTCCATTAGGAATTCTACTAATAATGCTTCCTGGTCATCTGGGTCAATCTTATAGTCTAAGGTATTATACAAATTCCCTTTGTTTTTAGGATATGGTTTTGCTTTAGATAAATTAGATTTAGCTTGTTGTATGACATACTTAGCATACTTTTTCATTACAGCTTCTAAATTGTTGTACTCCATTAGCAGATATATATGTCATTATAAATTAACACTTCCATATTTGCAGACCATCCTGCTAGTTGATTTTCAAATCTATCATAGAATGGTTCTAGTGTAGGATCACTTTGTAGCTGATACATATCTCTATATAAATCACCCATTCTTAACTTTTGTATTAGTTTGTTTAATACCGATAATTGTGTGTTAAGAATATCCTGCTCATTGGCATTTCCTTTAAATCTGTCTATAGTTAATTCTTTAGATTGATCCACAATATCCATTGCTAAGACAGTAATATTAAATCTTAAAACTTGTTCCTGATCTACTACACTATTTACAATAATATGACCCATAGGAAATATATCTTGCTTGTTTAAATTAACATCTGTAATATCTCCTGTTGTTACTGTATTGATATTTTTATCTTCTAACAACTGTTCTTTGATAGTTTCAGTTAATTGATAAAAACCCCTTATTCCTTGTTGGCTCATTTAAAATTCTTTTTAATTTGTTTTGCTTCTAATTCATTTTTGTCTTTCATAAATGACAACATCATTAAACAAGTGTGTACATTTAATTCGGTGATACTTTCAAATCTCGTAATATCTCCTTGAGCGAGTGAGTAAATTGATTGATACCAACCCCACTTTCTTCCAAAATTTGTTGATGCATCGAGCTGTCTATTTCCTGATTCTCCAAATAGTTCACCATAACTGTCGATAAATCTATCCCTAGTTGATACAAAAAAAAAATTGACCCCAGAACTATGTCCATAGAAATTTCATCTAAATTTTCTTTAGAATTTACATCATAATCTTTAATGATGTATTTATCTCCCATCTTGTTTTTTACAGGTCTATATAATACATTCATAGCAATTAACATATTTTCCCAATCACCAATATATGTATCTAAGTCAATATATTCACCTAAAGAAATAGCATCAAAGTCTGGAACAATTCCATACTCAATATTATTCATAGTAAATGTTCTAATTAATTCTGGCTTAGAATCAAACATAGTATTTAAAATGTGTACTATTCTATCAGCATCAGACAGCTTTAACAATCTAACTGATTTAGCATCTAGATTGCAGAAGATTTCAATCATCTTACATTGCAAGAAATAAGCATCAGTATTGTTTTTCTGTATTTTTAGAAACTTCTGATACTGTTTCAGAGATATTTCTGCAAGACTGTTAGGAATAGTTAATTCAACTTTCATATATATATAACGTATTTAAAATGGATTTTTATAATACACTAATATAATAAAAAAAGGGCAGCCATTTCTGACCACCCTATCAATGTTGTAACTTTTCCCAAGTTATTATTACAACACCTTATTCATTTCTATTTTCTTGTGCATAATCCCATACTTGTGAATGTATTGCATCATCAACCCAATCCCAATAAAAGTCTGTTATGTCCATTCCATTCAAAGTAACTTCTAGTATTTCTAAATCAGATTCAGGTGGATTAAAGTAATTGCCATCATCCCAATAATATTCATAAGAAATATTTAAATTATAGTTGGCTTCTTCTACATTGTATTCTCCTTTTATTTTCATAGTTCTAATTCTTTTAATTTTGTGTATTGATCTTTTAATTCCTGGAGTTCTAATCTAGCTGTGTTTCTTTCAAATCTGAATTTACTAATCATCATATCTTTTGCCATAGCATCCTGCTGAAGTCTGATAATATAGAAAGTAATATCTAGGTATTTATTAATTAAATTGTTGAGGTCTTTATTATCAGGTCTAGCCTTTTGCCATTCTTTTAACTTTTCTAAGACCACTATTGAATTACTTAAATATTCCAAGTTGTGTATGTTTTCTATTGCATTCATTTATGCTAAAATAACACAATTAAAGTTATTCACAAAATTTAATAACTTATTTATGAAATATAATATGTACCTCTATTTGGGTTCTGGAGTTGATAGCTTACTGCATACCTTATAGCATCTATGCAATGATTCCATTTATCTATTGGTGTGTTTGATTTACGTTCTAGCCAACAATAGTTGTTTAGTTCTTTAATAAGATTTATGCTGTTTGGCTCTATAATTAAATCATAGTCTTGTAGTAGTGAAATACCATAGGTAATTGATCCTTGACCTTTTATTGATTTTATTAGATTACATCCTTTTGCCTTAACCTCAGCTATCAATCTAGGTTCAGCAGAATCACCCACTATTAAATTAGTCTTTGCGTGTTTTAGGTTTAGTTGTGCAATCTGTGTTGTAGTTAGTTTAGGTAAATAAAAACATTCCTTTAGATAGATTATTTTATTAGTTGTGTCTATGTTGGTTTCTATCAATGTTGAACTGTCTGATGCAAATCCATAATCTTGACCAAATACTGAAACACCTACTTGTTTAAATTCTCCTATCTTCCAATTAGTAAATATCACACCCTCAGCTTTAGCTAACCAACCACCAAGCATTTGATGTCTATATTTTTCTGGTCTTCTTTTCTTGATATTCTCTATTTGAGTTAAATATGATTTAGATAGGTTTTCTATATTGTCTAAGTATGTTGTGTGTATATATGTTGTGTTGTCTTTTGTTGTATTGCTACCATCCATCACACCTTTATCTTCAAAGAACCTGGAATATATCCAATGTTCCTTTGTAACAGGATTTAATATAAGTATTACTCTGTTTTGTTTTTTAAGGTTTCTAACAGACAAATCTATCTTGTCAAATATACTTTCATCCACTAGTTCTTCTGCTTCATCCATAACCCAAGTGCTAACATTAGTTAAAGACTTCAGATTTGCTGTTTGATCTCCTGATGATGTTTTAATGCCTTTAAACAATATCTTACTGCCTGATAGTTTATTTATGATTTCATCTTTTGTAATATGGAAATGGTCTTGTATGTTTAAGGTTTCTATCTTGTCTATGAATTCAGGTATTATGGAAATATATGCAGATGCTAATGTAAACCTGGTAAATAGGATTGTGTGTCCTGCTTCATAGGTTAGCAGCACTAATTGTAGATTAATTGAAAAAGACTTCCCAGAACCTCGACCACCAGTTACAATAAAATATCTAGAAGGTGATTGTTGTATGGGTGCATACTTTTTATTTATATCTATCACTTAAATTTAATCAGGTCTTTAAAGTTTATATTAAAGCCTTCAGAAGAATTAATATCAACTGATTCTTTTGGCTTACCATATCTATAACCAAAGTATAATGACATTGCTCTAGAATCACCTTTTAAGACTTGCTGTCCTAGTGTTTTAATTACTTCATCATTATCAATTAGATTATCCATTTTTTCTATTAGCCTAACTTCATCAGCTTTTCTTGGTCTTCCAGAACCTTGTCTTGAACCACCATTGTTTTTTCTTTTATCCATAATTATATTGTTCTGAACCTTCTGCGACCATCCCATTGTATCTTTTTGCAATGACCTAATATATTAAGCCTGGACACTTTATGATTGTACACATCTCTAGTTTCATTTAATTGACTATTGCCATTCTTGATTTCCATAATTGATATTTTATTGATTAATCAATCTTTACTATATAACGAATTTAAGAATTGATTTTATAAAACAGTTATTTATTTGTTTTTATTTTCTGCTTGTTTTTGGAGTGCAGCCAAACATCTCCAGGCACATTTTGCTAAGTGAGGTGTTCCATCAATATCTAATTCATCAGCTTGTAGAAGATGTCGCATTAGTGCATCTAGATCATCTGTGGATTTGTTTCTATCCCAATGTAATGGTTTATCAGGATGATGTTGTTTACTGCCTATATAAGACACCTTAGCTACCTCACAAAGTGCATCAGGAAAATATTTAATTAACCCACTATATATAGGGATTTGTTTTCTTTTCTTTTGGTCTTTTTCCATTATAGTTTTTTTATTTCCACTCCCAAGCCTTTATTAGTCTTTTAATATTTTCTTCAACATCTGTAGTTCTATCTTTTGGAATATCTCTAACTAGTTTTACTAGTGGTTCGTTTAGTTTTGTTTCACAGGAATTACATTTATTTTCTAAGTAATGTACTCTGTCTATTTGATCATAGTTTAGATTATCTTTAAATGTAAATGTATCTTGTACTTCTTTTAGTTTTTTATTTATTCTTTTATATTCAGGATATTGTTTGCAGCTATTCATTACTGTTGCGTGTGTCATTCTTTTACCATTGTTTTCATAGAATAAAGCAATATTAGTCCATCGCATTTTTAAGTTGTGTCTTAATATGTAAGATAGTAATGCTCTATGTTCTACAACTTTTCTTTCCCTTGTGTTTCTAAATACATTAATACCAGATAATTCTTTTATTTTGTCTGCAATATCTATAGGATATAAGTTATTCATTGTGTTCTTAATTTTAAAAGGTTATAACATTCTGTATATTTCTGTCTTGCCTTGCCTTTATATTTTTCTTTAAATAATAAATATAGTTGTTTAGTGAATTGGTATTGTGTTTTACAGTCTTTAAAATATTTCTTTGCAAATGCTTTACCTTTTCCTTTAAAGTAGTTTACGTTGTCTGCTGTATCTCCTACTATGCATTGTTCATAGAAGTTATATAATGCTTCTTCTTCTGATATGTTAATTATTTGTTTGTGTTTGTGGTGGTAATTATAAATCAAGCAGGGAAACTGCCTGTAATCTTTATCTATGCTGACAATCATTACTTCTTCTTTTCCAACTGTGTTGCTTATTTCATACCAGTATTTTGCCACTAGGTCATCTGTTTCAATACCATATCCAAATATACTGCTATATTGATGTTTAACATAGTTATGCATTTCGTGAAGGAGTGGTGGTAAATCTTGTTTTTTTCTATTAGCTTTATATTTAGAAGTAAGGATTTTTC